TGCCGTCCTCGACGCCCCAGCGCCGGCGCCTCGAGCTGGCCGGCTTCTTCGTCGGTGTCTTCTTCGCTCGCTCAGCCATCTCGCGGCCTTCCTTCTGTCGGTGCCTCAGGTCGCCGGCGGCGGGAGCAGCGCGCCGGTCGTGCAGTTGCGCAGCGGGAAGTAGTGCCGTTGCGCGTCGGCGATGACCTCGTTGCGCGTCTCCTGGTTGGCGTTGACCTGCTCGATGATGGCGGCGATGACGTGGTCGACGTCGCTGTTTCCGCTCGGGATGGCGTGCAGCGGCTTGGTGTCCAGCGTCGCTGCGATGAACGCGAGGACGCCACGGTTGGTGTCGTTGGTGCGTCTGCAGCTGTCGATGATGCGGTCGGCGCGTTCGTCGCTGTTGCGCTCCTTCGCGTCGCGCGCCCCGAAGTAGGCGGCGGTGCTCATCGCGGTCGCGACGATCAGCACCACGATGCAGACGAGGATGCCGGCGAGGTATCTGCGTCTCATTGGTCACCTTCTTCGCTGTAGCCGAGCTCGCGGTCCAGCTCGGCGTCGCTGGGTTCGACGTAGGGCGCCGTCTCGATTTCGTCCTCGAGGACCAGCTCGAGGGGGAGCAGGTTGCGTATGCGCAGCGCGCTCTTGAGTCCGCGCATTTCGGCTTCGCAGCGGCGGTGCCCTATCTCGGCGTGCTCGGCACGCTTGCGTGCGCGCAGCGCGTCGCGTCGGGCTTCGCGCAGGTCGCGCTGGCTGTTCTCATAGCGTCGGTCCTGCTCGCCGATGATGTCGCGCTGCACCTTGCGGAACAGGTACACCAGGCCGAGCGCGGCGGTTCCCCCCAGGCCCAGAGGAACCCAGGGGGACGCCGCTTCGGCTGCGCTGGCCGCGCTGATGCCGGCGCTGAGCACCGTGCCGGCAGCGACCAGCACGCGCACCATGACGACGTCGAGCACCGTGCCGAGCTGCTCAGGCCGCCAGCCGTGCCGCGAGCGCGTCAGCGACCGCGTCGGCGAGCTTCTTGGGGTCGACCGCGGTGCCGGCCGGCAGCCGCTCAGCCAGCTCGGTGGCGAGCTTCTTGACGTCGACGGTGACCTTGCCGTCCAGGCCCATCTTCTTGCGTGCCTCGATGGTCGCGTTGTTCCACGCGAGCGCGCCCAGGACACCGCCGAGGTCGCAGCGCGGGACGTCGGGGTCGAGCGCGCCGAGGCCGACCGCGAGGAGCGGCTCGATGGGGACCAGGATGCCATCGGCGTCGCGGTACCACTGGACGGTCGTGCCGCCGTCGTCGCTGGTGTGAAAGAGCATGACGTCCTCTGCTTTCCTCTTCGGTTGGGTGGTGGTGCGCGGTCCGCCGTGCGCGGCGAAGGCGCCCAGCTCGGTGAAGATCCAGTTGAGGTCGGTGCCTTCGGCTGGTCCTGGGGTGTTGCCGGATTGGATCAGCGCCGCGCTCGAGATACGCGGCGGCCGGTTGGCGCTGCCGCCTTCGCCGTAACCCCAGGTGCCGACGCCCCACTCGCGGCCGATGGCGCCGGCGGCGGTCAGACCTCGAGCACCAGCGCGCGCTGCGTCGACGTTGCCGTAGGCCAACGCGGGGACCTCGCCGACCTCAGCGACGATGACCGCAGCGAAGCGCCGGCAGTATTCGGTGACCTGGTCCAGCGCCCAGCCTGGCGTGCTCGGCGAGTCCGCGGCGCAGACCCAGAAGCCACACCGCCGCTCGAGGTAGCCGGGGATGCTGCGCATGACGCCGAGCAGCTGCCGCGCGTCGACTGCGCCGGCGTCACCTCCCGCGTACGCGCGCGTCGTGGTCGACTCGAAGCCGAGCAGGTAGGGCTTGCCCCACCGGTTGATCCACTCGACGCCGGCGAACGCGGGCCCGCTGTAGTTGAGGATCAGGTCGGCGGGGATGTCGGGCGGACGCGACCAGGCGACGTCCGCGGCGATGCGGTCGGTGCGGTCGTTCATGCCGGCGGCTGCAGCTTGTCGGCGATCGCGCCGAAGACGACGTCGGGGGTCTGCGCCTTCGCGACCTCGACCTCGACGGTTTCCGGCGCGTAGGCGACCATGCGGTTGAGCAGCGTGAGGATGAGCACCAGGACCAGGCCGACGAAGCTGACCAGCAGCGCGGTGGCCTTGTCGCTGAAGGACCACCACGCGAAGCCGGCGGGGCTGCCGAGCGCGAGGGTGGCGACCGCGACCGCGCTAACCGCGCCTTGCAGCGCGGCTGGTTCCTTGACGCTGCGTGCCCAGAAGAAGGCGACCAGCGCGAGCACCAGCGCGCTGGCAGCGTTGACCTCAGCGACAGTGAGGCCGGTCTGGGTTTCGGTCCAGCTGGCGATGCCGAGCGGCTCGATGAGGTAGCAGGCGCCGGTGAGGACCGGTACCAGCGCCGCCCAGAGCGCGACGAAGCGAACGTTGGATTGCATGGTGTTCCCCTTTCGGTTGCGAACTCGCGGCGATCAGGCGTCGCCGACGTAGGTGGCCTGCAGCGAGGTCTGGCCGGTGGTGATGCCGTGGCCGGTGTTGACCTGGCCGCTGCGGCCGACCAGGACGATGCGCTCGTCGCGATTGACGCGCGCGACGTCGTTGGCGCTGTGCGTGACGGGGAAGCCGCCGCCGGCGCTGACGCCTTCGCCGGTGCTGGCGAGCAGGCGCAGGAAGGTGCCGCCGGTCGAGTCCATGGCCCAGACCTCGGTGGCGACGCCGGCGTTGGCGCCGGCCGCTACCCAGAGCTTCCAGGTGAGCTTGCCGGTGACGTTGTAGTAGCCGGTGCGGGGGACCTGGATGTAGCTGGTGCCGGCCGTGCCGCCGGCGAGCTGCGTCATGCCGCCTGTCTCGTTGATGGTGTCCATGGGGATGACGGTCGGGACACCTTGCGCGAGGTTTCGGTCGGCGAGGCCGAGGCGCAGGATGCGTGAGTGCAGCGCGCGCTGCGACAGGTAGCCGTTGATGACGAGGCGCGGGAAGTCGTTTTCGTTCGGCAGCCAGAGCGCGTAGCCGGGTTGCTGCGCTTTGCCGCCGACCGCCCACGCGAAGTTGTCGGGGGTGATGCTGACCAGACCGAGGCCGGGGTTGAGCAGCGCCTGGCGGACCTTGATGCTGTCGATGTTCAGCACGCGCGCTGCAGCGTCGGCGATGAACGCGAACGCGAAATGAACCGCGACCGCGCCGCTCGGCGCGATGAAGTGCTGCAGGTGGTACTGGAAGCTGCTGGTGCCGGCGACGCTGCGGCTGTCGAGGTTGAACTCGGGGATGACGGTGCCGTCAGCGAAGACCCACGCGGCGACAATGAACATCTGCAGGCCCTGGGGCTGCCGGAAGCGGCAGTCGACGTAATAGACGTCGCCGGCGTTGACGGGGAAGCCGCCGAGGGGGTCGGTCGCCGGCGAAGGGGTCTGCGCGTACGCGAGGCCCGCAGCACTCGAGGTGATCGACAGCGACGCGTCGCCGCTGCCGCCGCTGTAGAAGTTGGTGGCGTCGCGCGCGATGGCGGCGCCGGCGCCGCCGGTGAGGACGCCGGTGTCGGCGTAGAACAGGTCGCCGCTCGCGGCGCCGACAAACTGCAGCTCGGCGGCAGCGAACGCAGCGGTGGCCGGCGCGACCGCGGTGCACGCGACGGTGCGCCACACCGCGGCGTCCGTCGCGATGGTCGCACCGAAGGCGCTGTTGCTGATGAGCGCGCCGGCGGCGGTGTACCACTTGATGCGCAGCTGCGCGACACGGCTGGTTTTGTTGGGATCGTTCAGGACCCAGAAGCTGGCGTTGTATTGGGTGCCGGGGACGATGCTGCCGACTCCGCTGGTGCCGGTCGCGGTGGTGAAGCCGACCGTGGCGGCGCCGGTCGCGGTGACCTTGAGGCTGCCGGTGCCGTTGTTGACGAAGGTGGTGTCGACCGCGAGCGAGGTGCTCGCGAGCGCGACGCAGCTCTCGGTGGTGCCGTCGAAATTCCATGCCTTGCTGGCGGTGTTGTCCCAGCCGGCGGTGTCCTCGACCATCTCGGGATTCGTGACGAGGTTGGGGCCGAAGCCGCCGGCGTCGCCAGAGGTGCCGAGGCAGACGTAGGCGCCGTCCGCGACCTCGAGGAAGCGCGCGTCGGTGCCTTTCCATGGCGGGTTGCCCTGGTACTTGACCGCGTAGACGGTGATGCCGCTGCGCAGCTGCGCGTCGACGGTGCCGTTGGTGCGGTCGACGGCGAGGACGGTGCCCAGCTCGGGTGCGGCGCCGATCATGTTGTGCCTGCCGGCGTGCTCGAGGCGAAGACCTGGTTGGCGTCGTGTTGGACCAGGCCGGTGAAGAGGTCGAAGCGCGCGCCACGCGACTGGAAGAGCTGGGGTGTCGCGTATTCGGTGTCGCCGGCGACCATGACGCTGACGACGTCGTAGGGCTCGACTGGCCAGAAGAGCGTTGTGAAGCTGACGCGCCGGTAGGCGGCGAGGCCCTCGAGCACCATCTTGCGGACCAGCAGCTCGGCGGTGGTCATGCTGTCGGCGGTGCTGCGCGGCTCGAAGCGCCGCATGTAGTGGCGAATCTTCGCTTGGCTGAGGGGATGCCCGGGCGCGATGACGTTGGCGTCTGCCTCCGCGAAGAAGATCGCGACGTCGCCGGCTTCTGACCAGGCCGCCGCGTAGTTGCATCGACGCGCGACGTCGTTGCTTGAGCGGATCGGGCTGACAGTGATGCCGTCGCTGGCGGTGCCGAACTGCACGGCGGGCGTTGCCTTCGTCCAGTCGACGTAGGGGCGCGCCTGGTAGATGCCATCGAAGTCGCACCAGGGGACCTGATAGCCGATGCCGTTGTGGATGCTCGCGGCGATGTCGCGCCAGGTGTTGGTGCGCGTCTGGTTGGGGTTGTCTCCGCCGACGCTGATCGTGGCGCCGTCGCTGTAGAACCCCCAGCCTTCCTCGAAGCCGGGGATGTACGTGATGCCGAAGACCTGGCGGGGCCGCGTGAGGCCCCAGACGCGCGGGCCGGCGAACGCTGCGCCGCTCGCTCGGATGCCGCTGGTGTCGACCAGGCCCGCGGCCTGAACGATGCGGGCGATGGCGTCGGTCTGCAGCTCGCCCTTCCAGACGTTGAAACCGCCGACCGGTGGACCATCTGACTCGAGGTCGAAGAGGCCGTCCGCGAGGGTGACGGTCCATTCCTCGATGCCTGGCGCGATGTCACGCTCGGGAACGTCCCAGAGGTAGACGCCCATGGGGAACTCGACGGTTCGGCCGGCGTTGGTGAGCTGGATGTAGGGCTTGATGCGGTACTGCATCGCGGCATCGCGCAGCCGCGGGTCGGGGAGCATGCGCAGCTCGAGCGCGCCGACGAGGGGCCGGTCGACGTCGTAGTCGACGCTTGCTGCGGTCACGGTGCCTGGCGAGCTCGCGGCCGGCGACGCTCCTGGCGGCGCGGCGTTGAGGTCGCCGACGACGCGGAAGGCCTGGTCGAGCAGCTCGAAGCGGTTGCCGATGGTGCCGGTGCCGGCCTTGAGGATCGCGGTGACCTCGTCGGCGGTGTAGCCCTGTCGCTGCAGCGCCTGCATCTAGAACTTGTCCAGGTCCTGCAGCGGCCACGGCAGCCCGCGAGGCGTCGGGTTGGCGACCGTCGCGACGGTGAGCGCCGGCGGGACGCTCGAGGTGTCCACGATGTTGAGGGTGCTCACACCATTCCAGGTGCGTTGGTCGCGGAGGTCCACGAAGGCGGTGCTGCCGCCAGGCATGCGTGCGTTGGGGTAGAAGAGCAGGTCCCGCGCGGCGGCGACGATCTCCGCCGGCGTGAGGACGCGTGGGTAGTAGGCGAGGCCGTGCAGCGGCGCCATCGCTGACCAGGCGGCCGTGCCGCCGTTGTCGCCACCAGCGGCGAGCGCGACGGTGTTGGTGAGGCTGCCGGCGGTGCCGGTCGTGCTCGCGATGGGGGTGCCGCTGGCGTCGAGGTAGCCGAGCAGCTCGCCGCCGGCGCCGCCGGCGTAGCTCATGGCGAGGACGTGGACGTTGCCGTCGAACGCAGCTGCGGCGGTGACTGCCTGGCGGACGGTGCCGGTCGCTCCCTTGGTGTAGAAGTCGAGCTGGTTGGCGACGGCGTTGGTACGGATACCGAAGCCGTTGCCTGCGCCGGCCAGGTTGCCCTTGGTGATGATGCCCTTGGTGCTGCCGGCGCCGGCGAAGGTGGCGACGATGATGAGCGTGAACGGGCCGGCGAGGGGGTCGATGAGCGCGTTGTGCGCGATGGTGAGCGCCTGGCTGGTGCCGTTGAGGACCAGGCCGGCCGGCAGGTTGTAGTCGGCGACCTCGGGCTGGCGTGCTGTCTCGGCGAATGTGGCTTCGCTGTCCACGAAATCGGCGGGTGTCTGCTGCGCTCGAGGTGCGCTGATGCTGCCGATGACGCGGTCGCCTGCAGGAGTGTTGAGGACCAGCTGCCGGCCGCTCGCTGCGGCGGCGCGCTGGTGGCGGATGCCGTCCTCGGCGACTGCTTGCATGCTGTCCCAGCCGACCTTGTAGAGGCGGCCTGGTAGTTCGCTGCGCGTGCGCGTGACGAGGAAGTCGCGACCGAGCGGCGTGTAGGTGTTCAGCGTGCCTTGGTCTTCGCCCTGCAGCTCCTGCGCCCAGACCGGCGCGTCGAGCCATGGCGCGGCGTTGTTGGTGAGCCAGCTGTCGAGGTCGGGGGTGAGCTGCACGCGCGTCGCGATGGTGCTCGGGCCCGATTCCATGCCGTTGGCGTTGACGACGGTGACCCAGAAGTCCCAGCCGTCACCCCATTGGCCGACGCCTTGCTGGCGCGTCCAGCCGGGGCTCTTGTCGAGGAAGCGCGTGTGCTGCGCCTCGACGGTCGCTGGCGTCTGGCCGGCGTTGACCACGATTTCGGCCCGCAGTTGCGGCTGCACCGCTGGCGTCCTCGAGGGACGCGACCAGAGGCGGTACTTGACGAAGCTGGCGCCGAGCGCGGTGGCGGTCCAGCTGCAGAGCACGCGGGGCGGCGCGTTGTTGACGCTGCCGGCGCCGACGACCGCGGGCAGCGCGACGGCGGTGAAGCCTGCTGGCGCGGCCGGCGCGGCGACCAGCTCGAGCGGGATGTCGTAGCGAGTGAGTGCCGTGGCGCCTTCGAAGTAGGCGTCGGTGGTGCCGCCCTGGGTCGCGCCTTCGATGTTCGCGAGGGTGGTGCCGGCGCCGCTGTCGATCAGCTCGGAATGTGTGTCCTGTCGCAGGATGTCCCAGCCGCGCAGCGTGCTCGCGCTGCTGCGGATGTGGACGAAATACTGCGCGGCGGCGGCGGCGAAGTTGGCGGCGAAGGGGACCTGCTTGCGTTGCAGCGTGCCGTCGATGTCGTCGGGTTGGATGGTCGCGGTCGCGACGACGGCGCCGCCGCCGTTGATCGCGGTGCGGATCTCGATGACCAGCTCGCGGTCGGGGCGGACACCGGCGCGGTTCCATGCGACGGGGATGACGATGGCGCCGTAGTTGTTGGCGCCTGGACTGGTGATGCTCTGGCCGAGGTTGGCGATGCTGTCGCTGGCGATCTTGCGACGGTCGAGCTGGACGTAGGGGTCGCTCTGGCTGAGGATGGCGCCGGCGCCGCCCTCGAGCAGGACACCGCCCATGAGCTGGCCGATGGTGCCGCTGGTGACGGCGCTGTCCTGCACGGTGCGACGGTCGGGCGCGACGGCGGTGACGACGCCGTTGTTGAGCGTGACAGCGACTAGCTCGCGGTGTTCGCCGGTGGTTGCTGCTGCGCTCGCGGGTTCGACCGCGCTGGGGTCGGTGTGCGCGACACCGCGGGCGTAGTTCGCGGTGCCGCCAACCAGTGGGTACTCGACCAGCCAGTAGTGGGTGTTCGCCGCGAGCAGGCCGGCGCTCGACATCGGGAAGCGCTGCCAGTAGCGCAGCATCTTCTTCGTGTCGTAGTAGAAGCCGCCGATGCGGTTCTCAGCGGCGAGCAGGACGTCGACCCAGAGGCCGGCGACGCTGACCGCGGTGGCAGCTGCTGGCGTGGGGCGCGGATAGCTGATGCGCAGGCCGAAGCTGTCGGTGCCGGCGGCGGTGATGAAGTTGTTGACCTCCGCCTGCGTGAAGGGCTTGTCGGTCGCGGGGTTGAGTCGCCAGGCGCCGAGCAGGAAGGGGGTGTACCAGCGGCCGTCATTCGGGATGCGGCGCAGCGGGCTGTAGTAGTTGCCGCCGCCGAGCGTGAGTGCGGATTCGACGCCGACGTCGACCAGGTCGCTGAACTGGAAGACGCGCACCATGGCGCCGACGAAGACGGCAGCGATGCGCTTGCCGGCGAGCGCGGCAGCTGCACCTCGGAATCGGATGTTGCGCTGCTCGGTGATACCGATGGCGGTGCTGTTGCGGACGTAGTCGCTGGTGTCGGTCTTGTCATCGACGCGCGCGAACGTCGCGGCGGCGGCAGCCTGGTCCTGCCAGCCGGTGGTGGTCAGGCTGCCGAGGTCGGTGCCCGGAAAGAAGGTCGAGGTGCTCAGCGCGGGCATGAGCGTGTCGACCACCTCGAGCGCGATCCCGGGCGCGCTGCCGACCACCTCCTGGTGGTAACGGTGGATGGCGGCGAGAGTGTTCGCGCCGGGACGGATGCGTTGCGCCCAACCAGACGCCGGTGAGCTGAACTGCAGAGCCAGCTCGCTGAGCGGCTGCCACTCCTGGCCGAGCAGCGTGGGGCTCGACGGGTTGAAGTCGCCCATGCCTAGCGGGTGCTTCCGGTGTAGAGGAACATCCGCGACCGGGCGCGTGCGTTGGCGGCGTCGTTCGCGCGCGTAGTGCTGTCGGTCTTCTCCTGCGCAACCGTGACCGTGACCTCGCGGTCCTCAAGCGCGTCGAGCTGCGCGATGAGGTCTTCGACCATTCCCATCAGCCGCCGAACTCCTTCTTGATGACGTTGATCGTCGTGTTCACCACGCGATTGGCGACCGCGTCGAGGTCCTCGACCAATGCCGCGATGGCGGCGTGCGCCTGCGAGGTATCGACGGTGACGGTCGCGTGTCGCTCGCCGGTCGTCCGGTCGAGGTCGCCTACGTACCCCTGTACCTGACCACGCAGGCCGGGAAACTGCTGCTCGAGCAGCAGCAGCGCATACTGCTGCGCGTTGGTCGCCGCTTTCATTCTGTCGGCCGCGCTCACGTTCGGGCCGAGGTCGTCGGCCGCCTTCTTCCCTGCTGCCTGCACTGATGCGAGCACCGCACCAACCAGGCCCTGATGGGCAGACTGGAGGTTGCGAGTGGCCTGGGCACTGGTGTCATTCGCAGCAAGGTTCGCGATCGCGACCTGGTTGTACTGGTCGAACGCTTCGCTGACCGCGGTAACAGACTTCTCGACGTTCAGCTTGTTGGCACCGAACTGCAGGTCCGCCTGCGCCGCCGCGTACGCCTTCTCCGCCTGCGTCTGCAGCTTCTCGTTCACCGATTGCAATGCGTTGCCGGCGTCGTCTTGCACGCCGCGCAGGTCCCGCGTTGCTGACGTCAGCTCGCGCTGCGCGTCGCGCGCTTCCTTCGAATGTCTTCCGTGCTCGGTGATCGCGTTGGCGAGGTCTTGGGTCTTCTCTTTGACCTTCTCCTGCTTGTCGCCGTAGTCCTCGGTGTCATCGCCACCGATGCCGAGCGCATCGCCTAGCCCACTCACCGCGTCGGTCAGGCCGTGGAATGGGTTGATGACGTGCAGCGCCTCACCGCCGATGTCAGCGAGTGAGGTGCCCAGCAGGTTCGCGCCCTTGTCCGCGAGCTCGAGGCCTTCGCTCGCGTTGTTCAACTGTTCGGTCAGCGCGGGAACAACCGCCTTGCCGGCTTCGATCTGGAAACCGCGCAGGGTGTCCTGCAGGTCGTCCATTGCCAGCTCGAACTCGCGAGCATTCTGCAGGTCTTCCTGCGAGAAAATCTGGTGGCCTTCCTCGGCACCTTCGAACAGGTCTTTGATGCCCTTGCGGCCCTGCTCGAGGACCGGGATTAGCTCCTTCCCGGCTCGGCCGAATGCTGCCTGGATGAGCGCCGCGCGCTCGCCTTCGTCGCTGGTGTGCTTGTACGCGTCGGCGATGTTGAGCAGCGTGCCTGACAGGTCGGTGGTCCCGTCCTTGTTCTTGGCGATCTCGACGCCGAACTCGCGCAGCTTTCCGCCGCCTTCGCCGATCTCGCGCGACAGCTTGAACACCGCGCGCGCGCCGGCGTCGGCGCTGATCTCCATGTCATCGAGCGCAGCGACCCACCGCGAAGAGTCCTCGGCGCTCGCACCAGAGACGCGCTGGAAGTCCCGCACCTGGTCGGTGAGGTCGGTGAACTGCTTGACGCCGCTGATGGCGAGCGCGGCGAGGCCGCCGGCAGCAGCACCAGCGCCGAGCGCAAGTCCGGTCTTGAGCAGTCTGCCGGTCTCATCGACCGAGACGCCAAGCTTGTCGGACGCGGCGGTCATCAGCCGGGTCTTGATCGACGCCTTCTCGGTTTCGTCGCCGACACCGCGAATCTTGTCGGCGGCGTCCTTCGAAACAGCGTCGATGACAAGTCGCAGCCGTTCGGTCACGGTTGTCATGCGGACTCCCCGTAATCGAACGCGTCGACCAACGCCGTCGCCGGCAGCGCTGCCACCTCAGCAGCAGCGTCAGCCAGTGAGGTTTCGCGCGCCACCAGCACCGCCGCGAACGCGATGCGACAGGTCGGGCAGTGCAGCGGGTCGACATCGATTTCAGCGTGGGGTAGCCCTCGCTGGTTGACGATCAGGTAGATGCGTTCCCATTCGGCTGCTGTGAGGGAACCCTCTTCGGCTTCGCCGAGGAACGTCCAGCCCACGCTCAGAACGCCCTTCGCAATGCGACCTCGCTGGTGTTTTCGAAGACGCGCTTCACCAGGGGCAGGGCTTCCTGGACGCCACGCGCCCATGGTTGCTTGCCGGGAGTGCCGGGGTGGTTGGCGGACGCGCGTGGTCCGACGCCGGGGATGACGATGACGCGCCGTCGTCGCTGGCGGCCGCTGCGCTCGCGCGGGATGCGGTGCGGCCTGGTGCGATTCTCGATGAGCTGCGCGGGGCCCTTGACGTAGACCGTTCCGCTGGACTCTTCGCCTTGTGCGTCGCGAAGGTCGAACCGAACCGTCAGCGCTGCGCCGCGCTTGCCGACGCCGCGCAGCCGTGACGGCATGCGCGCCGAGACAGACCGCTTGACGATGAGGCAGCCGTCCTTGACCTGTTGGGCCGGAAGGTCGGCGTAGGCGCGTGCGGTGCTCTGCAGCTTGCCGTTCAGCTCGGCCCAGCTGTTCGACGTGCCCATCTCGCTACGGGGTCGCGTCCGCGGTGCCGTAGGCGAGCGTGACCGCGCTGGTGCTGCCGTCGAAGAGGCCGGCGCCGCTGACCTTCTGCTGCAGCGGCGCGGGCCCGTCGACGGTGCTGTCGAACTCATCGAAGCTGGCCTGCTGCACGGTGAGCTGCAGCGTGGGTAGCGACGCGGCGCCGATGAGGATGTTGCCGGTCCAGGTGAGGACGATGGTGGCTACGGCGCCGGCGGCGCTGCTCGCGGCGAAGCGGTTGTAGGCGGTGAGGTCCTGGAAGTCGAGGCCGAGCGACCAGGCGATTTCGCGCCAGTCGCCCTCGACGGGTTCGCGGTGCTGCGCGTTGCCGCGGATGTAGCGGCGGTCGTCGCTGTCGCTGGTGCCGAAGAGGTGGTTGTCGCAGCTGACCTCGCATTCGGTGACGTCGGTGGCGACGCCGCCGATGGTGACGACACCGCCGGCGAAGATGAGCGGCTCGACGTTGCCGCTCGGGTACGACGCGGACGCGAGCGCTGTGGCGGTGACGACGTTCTCGAAGTCGAGGTCCATCTCGAGCTTCAGCGCGTCGCCGACCTGGTTGCTGATCTTCCAGCTCTTGACCTTGCCGCCTTCGTAGGTGAAGGGCTGGTCGGTGTCGGCGGGGTGGAAGGGGTGGTTGCTCTGGTAGGTGAACCCCTTGCCGATGAGGTCGCCGATGGTCGCGGTGTGCGTGGTCTTGCCGTCCGCTGGCGCGCCGGTCGACACGGTGCCGCCGAGCATGTGCTCGAGCCAGAAGCCGAACCCCTTGCTGAGGACGTCCATTTCGACGGTGCCGCCGGCGCCCTGGATGAAGGGGACCTGGCGGTCACCGCGGCGGACGCGCGTACCGGCGCGCATGCCCCGCGACGCGACGCGGCCGTACATCGGCTTGACCTGGTCGCTGTTGAACTCGAAGAAGCGGTCAGGGGTGACGGGCGTGCCCCAGGTGACCTCCTTCTTGACGCCGACCTGGAAGCGGTTGACAGCGCTCATTGCTCAGCTCTCCTGGGTGTCGGCGCCGTGGGGCGCGGTGTCTTCGTTGGCGGGCGGGTCGTGGTCGAGCAGCTCGGCGTCGGTGAGGTCCTCGAGGACCTCCTGCGGTTCGGCGGCGGAGCGGATCGCGGCGACCAGGTCGTCCTTCTTGCGGAGGCCGCTGACGTCGACGCCGAGGACGCCGGCGTAGCTCTTGAGCGCGTCGACGTTCATGGCGTCGAGGTCGCCGGCGACCCAGTTGTCGACCTGCGCGAGCAGGCCCTCGCCGGGGTCGTAGTCCTCATCGCCGTGCTCGCCGGCGGGCGGCCGGCCGGCAACATCGGCCGGGACCTCGATGATGTGGCCGCGCTCGACGTCATGGCCGGTCGCGGCGACCTCGACGCTGTCGAAGGGGCCGACGTACTGGACGGGGACCATGGTGGTGTCGCTCATGCTGATGCTGCTCCTGGTGCTCAGATTTGGACGGATGCCTTGACGGCCCACGCGACGCGCGCGCCCCAGCCGTGGCCGTCAGCTTCGGGGAACTCCTGCAGGTCTTCGGTGTCCGATTCGGCGATGATCGACCGGAAGCTGGCCTGCAGGCCGAGCGTGGGTCCGTTGGGCTTCGCGCGCAGCGCTGTCTCGAGCAGCGCGTGCAGCGCGTAGGCGCGTTCGGTGGCGGTGCGTTGGTCGGGCCATTCGCTGGTTTCGACCCAGACCTCGAGCACCAGGACCTGGTTGCGTCGAGCTGCGCCGAGCGCAGCCCATTGCTGCTCGGCAGGGTTGAGGGTGCCGCCGACCACGGCGCACTCGCGGGTCGATTCGTTGGGCACGCCGTAGAAGACGGTGACCGGCGTGCCGGGTGCTGGGTCCACGCCGGCGGTAGCGAGCGCAGCGGCGAAGAGGTCGACCAGGGCGCCCTTGACCTGCGGGACTGCGGAGGTGAGCTGGTTGGCCATCACGCGATGCCGATGTCGCTGGCGACCTTGTGCCGCTTGTAGACAGCGTCGACGTCGGGCAGTCCTGTCTCGAAGGGCCCGACGCCAGGTGTCGCGATGGTGAAGTAGCCGCCGCCTTCGGGGGTGTAGGTGGTGGCGCGGTCGGGGATGCCGGTCTTCTCGCGGTAGGCGAGATAGCGGAGGTGGGTGAGCGCGGCGTGTTTCAGCTCGCTGGTGGGCTGGTCGTAGCCGTGCTCGACCTCGAGGACGGTGCCGCCGGCGCTGTTCAACCAGGCGCCGGTGTCCGCACGCTCGAGCGCGCCCCACTCGCGCAACGTGATGCTCGCGAGCTCGGCGGGACTGAGCGCGCTGTAGTTGGTGCCATCGGTGTAGACGCGGACGCTGCGGATGACGCGCGGGGCCCAGACGTCGAGGTTGAGCGGCAGCGTGTTCCAACCGCGGCCGATGTTGTCGGCCGGCTTGATGTTGAGGCGCCGGTAGCGCGGAACCCAGGCGGTGCCGGTGATGCGCTCGCAGCTGTCCTCGACCTCACGGCGCAGCTGGCGGACCTTCGCGTCGTTGGCGAGGTTGTTGTCGATGCGCGGGTCGAAGGCGCGTACCTCGGCGACGGTGAAGAAGAAGCCGCCGACGACGTCGCAGTAGGTGGTCATGCGGACGTCGCCGGCGTCGCGCCAGTCGAGGCGCAGCAGGTCGAGGCGGTCGTTGTCCTCGGCCGCCAGCGAGTAGGTGTGCACATTGCCGTCTGAGGTGGTGGGCGCGCCGGTCGCGATGCTGGTGCCATCGCCACGCGTGACATCGACGGTGACAGGGCCCACCGAGTCGGTGGATTCGCCGTCCTGGTCGAGGAACTGCGTGGTGATGGCTGCGGCTGCGCCGCGCAGAATGCGCTGCGCCGCGACCGGCGCGGTCACCTACTTGCTGTCCTTGCCGGTGGCGGCCTTCGTGGTGACCGCCTGCTCGCCGCCGCCGCTGGCCTGCGCCTCCGCGGCCGCCTGCCGTGCGGCTTCCTCGGCGTCGCGGGTGTCCGCCGCGGCCTTCGCGCGCGCCTTGCCGGCGTCGCTCTTCGGCTTCTCGCCCTCGACCTTGTCGAGGACCTTCTCGACGTCGGCGAAGGTATCGGCGCCGGTGTGTGCGCGGATCAGACCGCGCGCGACGTCGTCCACCTCGCCGCCTTCGGCGACCAGCTGCGTACCGCGCTCGGGGCGCTGGCTGGTGAGGTTGCCGTCCTCATCGATGAAGAGGCCGGATTCCAGGACTCGCTCCATGGTGGTGCTCGCTTTCTCGCGCGTTCGCGCGGAATCGGTGTTGGGCGTCAGCCCAGGACATCGGGCGGTACGTCGCCGTACCGCTCGAGCAGCTCACGCGCCCACACGACAAGGTCGGCGGCACGCGCGCCCTTCGGTTGGTGTTCCACCCACAGCTCGAGATTCTCGGGGCGGTTGTCGCTCCTGATCCCGTTCTTGTGGTGGACGTTCTCACCCTTCTTCAACGGTCGACCGAGCAGCTCGGCCATGACGACGACGTGCTCAGGCACCGTGCCGTTCTTGTACGCGTTCGGGTGATCGGGCAGGGTCAGGAAGACGTAGCCGCTGGGCTGCGGCTTCCGTCGCCTGGCCTTTCCGTGGCCACGTTTCGGCTCGATATCAGCCGGGCCGGGATTCCCGTATCGCTGGACGCGCTTGCCGTGCGGTGAGCAGTAGGGCCCGATGCGCGCGGGGCGCTCGCAACCCTCGACTGCGCACGGCTCGGGTTGCAGACGAAGACGTGCGACCGGACCAGCGGGCGTCTGCCCGGTTGAGTACCAGCGCATGTAGTGCGCTTGGCACCAGCCGCGAGATTTCGCTGGCCGGTCGCACTCTTCGACGGAACAGGTGCGGATCACGCCGAAGGCTCTTGGCCTACGTCGTTCCGTTGAAGGTAATGACCGCCACGCCGGCCGGTGCGAACAGCGCCAGACCCGCGCGCAGCTCGAGCAGCAGCGTGAGGATGTTGGCGGTGAAGTTGGACGCGTGGCTGTCGGTCATGTACGCGGTCGGCGTCATGCGGTCGAGGATCGACACCGCGAGCGGGTCGAGCAGCATGGCGGTGCCGGCCGTGATCGCGGTGCTGTGGACCTGCACCAGGCCCCACGCGGTGCGCGACGGGGACTGCTGGAAGCCACCGCGGCCGTCCGCCGACCAGTCGACCGCGTGCAGACCTGCGGCCGCGCTGTTGGTCAGGTCGAACGTCTCGGCGTCGGACGGGTTGAGCACCACGATCTCGGGGACCGATTCGGCGTTCTCCATCAGCGTGATGCCCTTGCGGATGCTGATGGCTCGCTGCTCTGCCGCGCCGGGCGCGTAGGTCAGGATGCCGGAACGGTTGAGCAGACCGCGGATGTTCGGCGCGGTGCCGTTGCCGTTGATGATCTGGCTGTCGAGGCGGCGCTTGAGGCTGTACCGCAGCCGGCCGTCGAGGTAGCCCTGGATCATCGGGACATCGGCGGCCGCCTGCCGCGTGATGTTCGCCCACGCGGCGATGGTCGCGATCGTCTCGGTGTTGAGCTGCGTGGTGATGCCGGCCTGCGGCTTCGCGCTGCCCTCCGTCACCTCGACCGCCTTGTTGGCGAGGTCCGCCAGCGGGCTGATGTCCTGGACGTACTCGACCGCCGGCGTGCTGACCGGGATGCGGTCGAGCAGGTCCGACAGGTAGACGCGCCGGTCCAGGAAGCTGCGCGCCATGCGCGGCAGCATCTGGTTCACCACGAAGGCGCCGGCGCTCGCTGCGCCGGTGGTGGTGTCGGTGACGGCGCGCAGGTCGAGGCCGCTGAGGTCGTGCGCGAACGTGCCGCGCGCGCCGGCGTTGGCCCACTCGGCGTAGGCGTTGCCGTCCGCGAAGCGCTCGCCGACGCTGCGGAGGTCGACGACGTTGCCGCTCTCGCGCTCGAGCATCGCGCCGAGCAGCTGGTCGACACCGCCGGTGAGCTGTTCGGTGCGCAGCTCCATCTGCAGGTTCGCGGCGATGCGGCCGTCGATGGCTTCCAGCTCGGTGCGCAGCTCGGCGATGCGCTGCTCTTCCTGCTCGCTGTAGGCGCGCTGCTCCTGGGTGGCGGCTTCGTCCACCTCGCGCAGCTCGCCCTGGATGTCGACGCGACGCGTGAAGTTGTCGCGCAGCAGCTCGAGGGTGGTGGTCATGGGTGTCCTCCTTGGGGGACGGTGATGGGTGTGTGGTGCGGGCGCGCGGAGCTGGCTCGAGCTGCTCGAGGTCCGTGCTGTTGGTGAGGCGAGGACGACCGGCGACGCCGGCGCAGCCCTCAGCTGCTCAGAGGTGGTGCGCTGCTACAGGTACAGCGCCGCGATCTTGCGACGGAACGGCGCCGGCGGTGGCGTGCCGTCGTCGTGACGCTGGTGCTCTTCGCCGTCGTCTTCGCGGTGCTCGAGGCTGGCGACGAGGTCGCCGAGCTCGCGGGCTTCGGCCGCTTCCATGACGGCGCGCAGCTCGAGGCCGCCCTGCTCGGCGAGGCTGCGCAGCGCCAGCTCGCTGGTGCTCGAGGCGTAGGCAGGCGAGCAGGTGAGCGCGATGTGGTCGAGTACCGCGATGCGGTTGACGGTACGAAGCGCGAGGCCGTCGCTGCCCTTCGTCCAGCGGTCTGCCTTCTTGTCGCTGAGGAAGCCGATGCTGGCACCGCGGATGTCGCGCCGCTCGAGCAGGACCGCGGCGTCGCGGCCGGCGCTGGTGTCGGGGAGGTTGATGCTGTAGCGCAGCGCGTCGCCGGCGTCGCGCAGCTCGAGGGTGCCGGCGTCGGTGCTGCCGAGCAGCCGGCTGAACCCTTGGAAGCCGCGGCCTGGCGTCGGGTCGGGGTGTTCGTGGAACGCGTTGATGTTGCGGTGCTCGAGCTGCTCCGTCGCGCTGCCAGGCGCGAAGCGCTCGACGTAGCCGCCGAGGTTTTTGCTCAGCGCGCCGTAGCGGATGGCGACACCGCTGGCGATGAGGCGCCGGCCGCCGCCCTCGATGGGTTCGCTGCGCAGCTCGACAGGATCGGTGAAGTCGCGAATCTCGAGCATCAGCTCGCTCCGTTCATGGCAGGCGCCGGCGGCGCAGGTGCGGGGATGGGTTGCGGCGGTGTCGGCTGCGGCGCCGGCGGCGCCGGCGTGCTCGAGGTCTGCAGGCGGATGGGCTTGTCGCCCCAGGGGACCGGCTCGAGGCCTTCGCCCTTGCGCGCTTCGTTGACCACCATGACCTCGGCGCCGAGCGCGATCTGCACCGCCTCCATGCGTTCCTTGAACGACGCGCGCAGGACAGCATCCATATCCAGCTCGGTGCAGTAGTCGAAGAGGCCGTCGCGCCAGAGCAGCCGGTTGTGGGCTTCCTCGAGGCGTTCCGTCCAGGCGCGCAGACTGAACTGGCCGAAGGCGCTGTTTTGCTCGGCGAGGCCGCTGCCCCAGCTGGTGCTGTTCGACGCGTCGGCGATGAGGTGCGGGGGGACGCCGTAGACGCGCGCGACGTCGGGCACGGTGAACTGGCGGGTGCTGAGGAACTGCGCTTCTTCCGGGGTGATGCTGACCTTCTTGAGGGTGGCGCCGTTGGTGAGGACGCCGATGCGATTGGCGTTGGCGACGCCCTGGTGGCCGGCGTTCCAGGTGTCGCGCCAGCGGCGCGCTGCTTCGTCGGGGAAGTCGCCGTTGGCTTCGATGACCGCGCTGGCGAGCGCGCCGTTGTTGAAGAAGCTGTCTCCGTAGCGCTGCGCGTTGAGGCCGACGCCCACGGTTTCGGCGGCGTAGGTGATCGGGCTGAGGCCGGTGAGCGCACCGGGGCGGCTCATGCCCTTGATGTGCAGGATGTCGAGGATGGGGTGCAGCTCCTGCTGGCCCACGGTGTAGATGAGCTGCAGCGGCCCTTGGGTGCCGTCAGGGTTGCGACGGCGCTTGCGTTCGACCTTGACCTGGTGCGGATCGAGGACGATGAGGTCGAGCAGCTGGCCGAGCGCGCCGCGGATGGTTGCGATGTAGGCGTTGCCATCGGTGAGCAGCGACAGCATGACCTGGCTGAGGTAGTCGATCTTGCTGAGGCCTGGCTCGAGGAAGAGGAACGGTTCGGGGGTGTCGCGTCGGCCGAGCAGTCTGCGGTTGCCGTCGTCGCGTTCGCGGTACAGGTTGAGCGGCAGCGTCGCGACCGCTTCGCTGAGGATGCGCAGACAGGCGAAGACGGCGGTGAGGCGCATGGCCTGGTCGACGTCATCGAGAAACCAGCCGCCATGCCAGGTCGCCATGCCTTGCGTCCAGCCGCCGCTGGTCATCGACGCTGAGGGCTGCTCGACGTAGGCGCGCACCTCGAGGTCGCGTTCGACGTTGGCGAGCGTGTCGCGCAGGTCGACGGCGCCGGCGAACGCGTTGCCCAACAGGCTCATCAGGCGGCGACCTCGGCGTCAGCGACAGGCTCGAGCTCGCGCTGGCGCTCGAGCTGGCGCACCGCCGCGCCGCGCTCGGCGAGTGCGAGCACCACGGCGCCGACGATGGCGAGGACGCCGAAGACGATGATGCCGGCGGGGACGTAGATGAGCGCGACGCCGGCGGCGATGCAGAGCGCACCGATGGCGAAGAGGATGTCGGGCTTGCCCATGCGGCAGCTCCTAGATGGTGAAGAAATCGGCAGCGGCTGGCGGCGCTTCGTGCTCGCGCTTCCAGGCGGCGATTGCCATGACCTCGGCGACGATGCCGTCGATGCGGCGGCCGCTCGCGGCGCGGTTCGGTTTGATGGGGCGGATGACGTCGGGCTGGTCGGCTGGGCTCTTGACCGCGACTGCGTCGACCATCCAGCGCGCGACCGGGTGGCCGCCGTGGTCGAGGCCGTGCGCCTTCGTCAAGCGCATCAGCTCCGTCATCGAGCTGCTCAGCCCTTCGTAGGTTTGTCGGATGGGGTAGACGGTGACGTCGCGTTTCTGCAGCCAGCTGACGGTGTCGGGCGCGCCCCAGGGGTCGTAGCCCAGCTCAGCGACGCGGAAGTTGCCGAGGTCCTGCTCGAAGACGTCGCGGATGTCCTCAAAGTCGATGACGTCGCCTTCGGTGATGCGCATGTAGCCGGCGCGTGCCCACTGGCTGACCGCGCCATCGGTGTGCCGGTCGAGGAACGGCAGGACCTCTTCGGTGAGCCAGAAGCGCCAGATGACGCGGGCGCTGTCGTCGTCGTCGTTGGGGAAGAGCCAGCAGAGCGCGGCGATGTCGGTGGTGGCAGCGAGGTCGAGGCCGCCGTAGCAGAGGCGGCCGTGCAGCTCACCTTCGGGGATCGGGGACCAGGCGCGGCCGTCGCCGGCGTCGTCCCAGAGACGCAGCGGCATCCAGCGCGTGGCTTGCTGGACGCGCTGGTTGAGTCGGAACTGTCGGAAGCCGTTTTCCTTCTTCGGCTCGAGCTTCGCCTCGAGCGCTTCCTGGCGCAGCGACTCGATGCTCAGGAAGCTGCCGAGCGCGGGGTTGGGCCAATACCAGTTGCGCTCATCCCAGGGGTCGAGGCTGACCGGCAGACGCGGATGGTTGGGGAAACGCCGGCGCAGCGTCTCGAGCTGCTGGTCGGTGCGCGGCATCTTGCGGACGTACGCGAACTGGCGCGGGTTGCGCTTCGGGTCTTCCTGGATGCGTTCGGCTTCGTCAATGACCTCGGCGCCGAAGCTGCTGTCATCGTTCGTCTCGGTGGTGATGAGCAAGAAGAGCGGCTGGGTGCGCGTGCCGGCGGCGGTGCGCATCGCTTCCCAGAGGCTGCCGTCTGGCTGGCTGAGGACCTCATCGAGCAGGAAGCCGTGCGGGTTGTGCCCCAGCTCGCCGAGCGCGTCGGCGGTGATGACCTCGTAGTAGCTGCCGCTGCTGCCGGCAGCGTCGAAGATGCGACGGCTGTTCTTGTTGACGCCCAGACGCTTCGCGAGCACCGCGCTGAGCAGCCGCATGCGCGACGCCGGTTCCCACACCTTGCCGGCTTGCTTGGTGTCCTTCGCGGCGCCGTACACCTCGGCGCCTTCTTCGTCGTCGGCGATCAGCAGGTAGAGCGCGATGCCGGCAGCGATCTCGCTCTTGCCGTTCTTCCTGGCGATGACGATGGCGGCGACGATGTAGCGGCGGACGTAGCGCCGCCACTCCGGCGACCAGATGACCTCGCCGAAGATGGGACGGATGATTTCGTGCTCTTGCTCGGGCTCGAGGATGAACGCTTGCCGCGCGTGCGCGCCCTTGGTGTGGACCAGCAGCTCGGCGAAGAAGCGGACGGGCTTGTCGGCGCGCGGTTCGCAGTAGTGCGCGCCCTTCTTCGTGCAGCGCTTGCCGTCGAAGGTGTAGTTGCAGACCGGACCACCACGCTGGCGTGGCCGCCAACGCTTCTGGTGGTCAGGCGGTGAGTAGGCGGAGGGGGTCGCGCTGTTCGCCATCAGGTGCAGGACCTGGCGGTGCGGGAACGTCGAACTCTGCTCGAGCTCGCGGCGTCAGTCCGAACTCTGCGCCGAGGCGCGCGATGGTGCGCGCCAGGTCGGTCTTCCGTTGGATGAGCGGGTTGGCGACAAGGTTGCCGGTGCTGCCGGTGACCAGCAGGTCGCTCTTCGCCAGCTCGGCGCTGAGCGCACGGTGGTCGGCGACCGCTTCGCAGTACGCGACGAGGATGTCGCGGTCGGCCGGCGAAGCGGTGCGCATGAATTCGATCTGGTCGAGGGTGTAGTCCCAGATGGCCTTGACCTCGCGGCGCATGCCTCGAGGTGCTGCCGGCAGCCCAGGCTTCGGCTTCGCAGGGTTCTTCGGCCGGCGATCTTTGCGTTCTCCCTTGGCTTCCTTCTGCTCGACGGTCGCCGGCGCAGGTCCTCGACGTCCCATCAGCTGACGAAGTTGCTTCGCTCGACGGGCCAGGTGGTTTCGCTGGCGGTGACGATGGCGCCGTCCGCGTCGGCGCGCAGCGCCCAGGTTCCTTCGCGGTCGCTGTCGACGTCGATGTGGAAGACGCCGACACTGTCGCGCACCACCACCGCGGCGTCGGCCGGCCAGGTCTTCGTGGTGACGGTGTCACCAATGCGGCGGTATGACACCTCGAGCGTGGTGGGGTCAGCAAGCTGGTTGGTCAGCTCGTTGCGGCAGGTCATCGTGATGCGCTTGCGGACGCCGGGGTAGTCGCTCATGGTCAGCAGTCCTCAACGGTGATGGCGACGGTCGCGGTGGACGTGACGGTCGCGACGATGCTGGCGGTGTTCGAGCGGGCGAAGCCGATGCTGGCGGTGTTCGCCAGGTCGATGCTCATGCAGCCGCGCTCGCTGACGATGACCTCGCCGGTGTCGACGGTGGCGAGGTCGGCGACGGTGGCGGACTGGCCAGCGATGACCAGCGCGGTGATGGCGGCGAGGTCGACGCTGGCGGCGGGCTGGGTGACGCTGACTGCGGCGGCGATGCCGCTCGAGTCGCTGCTGGTGCCGGTGTCGCCGGCGTCGGGGGTGACGCCGAGGCCGCTCGAGTCGGTGCTGGTGGCGGTGTCGCCGGCGCTGGTCGTCGCGGTGATGCCGCCGGTATCGGTGATGCCGCCGGTGTCGGTGCCGGCGGTGCCGGCGGCGAGGCTGCTCGAGTCGCTTGACGTCGCTGAGTCGGCGGCGGTGATGGCGGTCACCGCGACGACGGTGGCGCTGTCGGTCGCGGTGGCGGTGTCGCCGGCGGTGAGCGCGGCCGCCGAGCTGCTCGCGTCGGCGCCGCTGCCGGTGTCGCCGGCGCTGGTCGTTGCGGTGATGCCGCCGGTGTCGGTGCCGGCGGCGGTGTCGCCTCCGCCGATGCCGGCGCTCTGGATGCTCGCGTCAGCCGAGCTGGCGGCGTCGCTGCCGCTGGTGGCTGCCGCGACACTGGTGCTGTCAGTCGCGCTCGCGCTGTCACTCGCGCTGATGGGGGTGCTTCCACCGCCGGCCGGCAACGTCGATGCGAAGTCGTCAACGAAGGTTTCTTCGCCGGGGTTGACGAAGCCGTCGAAAATCTCGAAGCCGACGAAGTTGCCGGTGCTGAGGCTCGAGTCGGTGAGCGGCGATCCGGTGATGTTCGTGCCGTCGCGCTTCGCGGTGATCGTCGTGCCGCTCGCGCTGACGAAGAGCGTGTCCGTCGCGTCGGGGACCGGACCGGTGCCGTGGTCGCTGCTGAGCTGCGTCTCGCTGGCGGCGACGTTCTTGTTGATGTAGCCGCCGCCGGCGCCGGCGTCGAGGTAGCGGACGTGGCCGTAGCCGGTGTACGTCGCGCCGGCGAGGCGGCAGATGGCGACGACGACGCCGGTGTGGTTCGTGCCGCCGCGGAACTGGACGACGTACTGCGAGTCGTTGTCGGGGGTGCCGAGGTCGGTCGCGAAGCGTGCTCGGGCGCCGTTCCCTGCGCCGCATTCGGCATGATTGCTGACGACGTTCATGGTGCCGGCGTCGCTGACCCATGCGCCTGACGAGACGGTGGCGAGCGCGCCGTTGCTGTAGGTGAACGTGTCCGACGATGCGCCGCCCTTCGGGACCAGGATGCGGTCGCGGACGCCGGCGAAGGGGAGGTTGATGTCGAGGTTGCCGTCGCGGTCGGCGCGCAACGGACGCCAGCGGCTGCCGTCTTCCCTTCCCTCGGCGATGAGGATGGTGCGCAGCAGCTGGCGGACCGTGGTGTCCGACAGGTCGAGGCCGAGCTGGTTGCCGAGGCGCGTGCGCAGCAGCGGGCCCAGCGTGTCATCGAGGGTTTCGCCGAGCTTGAGGCCGCCGGCTCTGAGCAGCGCCGCCGCGGTCGCGTCGCCTGACGTGCCGACCAGCGCGAACCCATCGGGCACCGTGCAGTCCGGGCGGAGGTCGATGATCGACCAGTCGGGGACGTCGCCTTCGACCGCGGGGACGAAGCGACGCCGGCCGATGACCGGGTGGACGGATTCCGCCAGGCGCGTCAGCAGGATCGCGGCCATGGCCTGCTGCTAGGTGATCGTGATGGTGACGGTGATGACCCAGGTGCCGGCCGCGGTCTTCGTGCCCAGCGCCTCGACTTTCCGGTTGATGAGGCCGGGGGTGGCGTTGGTCTCGCTGGTGACGGTCGTGCCGTCCGCGGTGCCGCCGTCGACGCCCCACTCCGACCACGCGAAGTTGGCCAGCGCGGTGCCGAACGTCGCGACGATGGTGAGCACACCGCTGGACGCGCCGCTGCCGACCGTGACGCTGTCGACCAGCTTGAACTGCCGGTGAGTCGAGCCAGCCACCGCGCTGAGGTCGGTGTCGGTGTCCGCCGCTGCGGTGCTGCCATCGCCGACGCCGACGCGGCAATGCGTCGCGTCGAGCGCCTGGTTGCTCGCGGTGCCCGCGAGGCGGTCCATCAGCCGCTTCTTGCCCTGCCGCGTGAGCAGGTTGCCGAGGTTCGCGACCACCTCGACCGGCGCCGCAACCGCAGCGAGCTGCGCGCCGCTCGGCTCTTCGTTCGGCCGCAAACCGAAGAAGGCCCGCGCGCGCTCGACCGCATCGAGGTCGTACTTGTCGACGCGCATCGCGATGCGCCACCGCGCGCCGTCGCTGCGCTTGAGGAAACCGTCAAGCGCCTCGCGCTCGGCGGCGTGGACCTGCTCGGGCGAAGCGGTCGCGGTGGTCATCTACTGCGCCTCCATGACAGGCGGCGCCGGCGGCGCCACATCCTCGACGTCTTCCTCGACCCCTGCCGAGTCGGGAACCACACCAGGCTCGGCGGCGTCGAGGTCGTCGCCGGCATCCTTCCGGTAGATGACCTCGCCGTCCTCGTCATGCAGCTCGACGTGCGTGGTCACCTCCGGATGCAGCCCGCGAATGAACTCCTTGGCGTCCTCGAGCTCGCGGAAGTCGTGGACCTGGTCCTGCCAGACGTCATCGGGGACGTGCTCTTCGTCCTCGGGTCCGGTCGAGCCATGCCATGCCTGGTGAGGGTTGCCCTCGACGCAGGCGATCAGGGTGACGCTGAACATGGGGCAGCTCCTTCGGAAAAATGGAGACGAAACCTGTCAGCGCGCGCGCCGAGGTGGCAGGGTGCTGGCTGGGGTGGGGTCAGCGAACTTTCGTCAGCGTGCGTCGATGCCTGCGCCGCGCGCGCTGTTGCAAGAGCGGCAGAGCACCGCGAGGGGGCTGCCGGGCCCGCCGCCTTGGGCTCGAGGCAGGAGGTGGTCGGCGGTGAGGTCGGTGGCCGGGTGGGGTGGACGGTTGTAGCCGGGGCAGACGTCGCCGTGCTTTGCTCGCCAGTCGGCGACAGCGCGGGCCATGCGCCTGCGCTCGGTGTGGTCGAGCTGAGCGCCGGTGTGTGCTGGGCATCGTGCGGTGGTGACGAGGATGCCGCACCGCTGGTGTCCGAAGCCGGGGCAGGGGTGGGGAGGTCGCCGTGGCATGGGCACCTCCTGGTCCTCGACACACTGGTCGAGCAATGGCGGGACCGTAGCAGGTCGCGGTGGTGACGCGTGTGCATGGTCAGCGCTTGGCCTTGCTGCGCTTGCGCTTCGGCTTCTTGGCTTTCCGTGCGCGTTCGACCTCGGCGATGACGGCGGGGGTGATGCGGATGCCGCGCTGTCGCTTGTCGATCAGCTCGACCCAGGGCAGCTCGCCGTTGTGTGCTCGGCGCCAGTCTGCGCACCAGCGGCAGTAGTGGCCGCAGCCGTCTGCTCGAGGGGTGTGGACGTTGGCGCGCAGGCAGCTCTTGCACCAGAGCGCGGTGGGGTCCTTGGGTGGCTTGATGGGTGGGGTGAGCGCCTCGATGGCTACCGCGTCGGCGAGCTGACCTTGGTGCCGCATCGCGTACAGGTGACCGATGAGCTTGGTGAGTGCCTGGCCGATGGGGTCGTCGCCTTGGTTGCGGTCGATGACTGTGCGCGCGGTGGGGTCTGACCGCGGTGGGAGCGGGGTGCCGTCTTCGTCTACCTCGCTGGTGGGTGTTCCTCCGCCCATGCTCGCGGTGGGGTATCCGTCGCGGTCGAGGACCTGTCGCGCGCGGAGCTCGCGGTGTTGTCGACGCGCGCGCGCGGTGAGCTGCTCGATGTGGTCCAGGAGGTCTTCGACCTGGGTGTCGGTGGTCAGGACTCTCACTCGCGCGCGTCCTCCTGGTGCTCTTGATCTTGACCTTGACCTGGCCCCGCGGTGACCGTGCCCGTGACCGTGCCCCCTTTAGAAAGGGGGGGGCACGGGGCACGGTGCTCGGCTGGTGCCGGGGCACGCTGGGGCACGCTGGGGCACGCTGGCCGATAGGCGTTGCGGTGTAAGGGATCGACCGTGCCCCTGGTTTTCGGGGCACGCTGGGGCACGCTGGCGTTGAGCGTGCCCCTCGAAGTCGAGCGTGCCGGGGCACCAGAGGTGGACATTCGCGCCCTCATCGGACAGCCGTTTCGGGCCGGCTGCTGAGCAGGCCGGTCACGCCGATGAGCCCGAAGGAGGCGGTGAGGACCAGGGCGGGCCACGCGCCGGTGATGACCTCGATGGCGATGATCGGGAGGCAGCCGATGGCGTTGGCGGCGTGGAAGGGGCGGGCTCTGCCGGTGCGGCTGAGCAGCAGGTAGGTGCCGAGGATGGCGACGTCGGCGACGTAGCCGGCGACCAGCAGCGCGGTCATTGGTGGAGGTCCTCGAGGTCGATGGTGAGGCCGTTGGCGTGCCAGGTGAGCGCGACGATGCGGCCGGCGACGGGTCCGTTGGTGGTCTGCACGCCGAGCTAGGCGCCGAGGATGAGGGGGAAGGGGACGGCGCGCTGGCCCTCGAGGTCGAGGTCGAGGGTTGCGCCTGGTCGCTGTCGGCGGTGCTCGACCATCAGGGCTTCTGGTCCCAGCTGACGAGGGTGGGACCGGTGCCGCGGTAGCGGCCGCGCACCGCCCAGAGGAAGTAGCCGCATTGGTGGTCGAGGGTGCACTCGAGGCGGACGTGGTCGGCGTCCTGGTCGACCACCTCGAGCTGGTGGGCGGCGGTGGGCGGGCCGGTGTAGTTGAGCGGCGGCATGGTCAGCCCTGGGCGCGGTTGTTGCCGGTGCAGGGTTTGGCGAGGTCGTCGTCTTTCCAGGCGCCGCAGTCCTGGCAGACGTCGATGGTGATGGCGTGACCGCGGCCTGGGGGGACGTGGTCGCCGCTGGTGCCTGGGTGGTCGTCGGGGTTCATGGCGAGCGCGGGCTGGGTCTGGTGGGTGCGGTGCGGTCTGGCCATGGTCAGCGTCTCCTGGGGCGTTCGAGTGCGCCGCTGCCGGCGGCGGCGACGGTGGTGGGGTCGATGGTGTTGCCGTTGTCGTCGGTGAGGGGTGCGAGGTCGAGGTTGGTGAAGGGTTGTTCGCCGTGGATGTCGAAGCCGCCGTCTGGGAGCTGGTCCCACTCGAAGGTGGCGGGGCCGGTGGGTGTGGCGCCTTGTTCCTCGAGGCGGCTGAGCATGCGCAGCTCGAGCGCTTCCTCGACCTCGGTGCGGCGGTCGTAGGCGGCGGGGCCGACGATGTGGTCGCAGGTCCAGACACCACCGCCTGCGGGTTCAGGCTCGACCTCGACCTCAGCTGCAGGTTCGACCGACATCGCCGATGCTGCAGTCAGGGCGGTGCGGTCTGCCTTCGCCTTGGTGGTGTGGCGGTGTTCGTCGCGTGCGCGGCAGCGTGCGACCTCGTCGCGGAGTGCCTGCGCGGCGGCGTGGCCTAGCTCGACGTGTTCCTTGGTGGCGACGAGGCCGACTGCGCTGGTGCCGGGGAGTGTGTGCGCGTGCGCGCTGGCGCCGGCTTCGATGAGGGCTGCGATGACCAGCGCGTGGCGGCTGTCGACGTGGAAGGCGATGAGGTCGTTGGCGGTGCGCTCGAGATCGGCGCCGTTGATGAGGATGCTGTCGCCTGGTCGACGGTCGGGCGCGTAGTCGGGCCGGTTCGTCATCATGCGGCCGCTCCTGCGGTCTGTCGCCGGCGCCAGTACGCGAGGCGTGCCTGCAGGTAGCGGGACCGCAGCCGTGTCCATGGCCAGCGCCGCCGGCGGCGTGCTCGAGGTGGTGCCGGTGGGATGCCGAGCGCGAACGCTTCGGCGACGTAGATGCGGTGACCGTGGAAGACGTCGTCGCGTGCCTGGACGCGGATGGCGGTGATCTGGCGGAGGTGGTTGCGCTCGAGCCACCGCTCGAGCTGCATGACGACGCTGCGCTGCGAGTGCAGCGCGATGTCGGTGACGTCCTCGAGCGCGAGGCGGTGGACTGTGAGGTGCTGGCCGTACAGCTCGCGACGGAGCAGGTTCGGGAAGGCGACCTCAGGCAGCTCAATGGGCCACTCGGCGCCAATGATGTGCTCAAGGTTTCGCAGCTGCCATCGGCGGCGTAGGTCCTCGGCTGCGGCGCCGCTGAGGCTGTGGTCGACCTCGAGGTAGCCGCGCTGGTCAGCCATCGGTGACCTCTACGTTGCGCATGACGTAGACGTCGGCGCCGGCGATGAGGACCACGCGGTACTCAGGCAGTCGCTCCTGCCATTGGTCGAGGATGGTGCGCGCCTGCGCGGTGCTGGTGTCGGCCGGCATGCTGAGGACGATGGCGTCGCCGGCGTGCAGCTCGATGACGCGGCTGTCAGGGACGTCCTCGACCTCGCCGTGCAGGTGGACGTGGTCGGGCTTCGGGCTCATCGGTTGCCCCAGCGCTGCTCATTGACGGTGACCTTGTGGCGGTACTCGAGCAGCAGGTCGACACCGCATTCGTCGGCGAGCAGCAGCAGGTAGACGAAGACGTCGGCCAGCTCGGCGGCGAGGCCGGCGTAGAGCGCGACGTCGAAGCCGGTGTCGCGCTGCATCTTCTTGACGACGTTGGCGACCTCGCCGACCTCGCCGGCGAGGCCGAGCGCGTAGAAGACGCTCAGGTCTTTGGTGCCGTCGTGCAGTTGCGGGAACCAGCGTTCACTGTTGGCGCGCATCTCGCCGGCGAGCAGCTGCAGCTTGGTGTAGCCGCCGAGGTGCGCGCGCAGGCGTTCGAGCAGCTCATCGCCGATGGCCTTGGCGCGGTCGGACTCGAAGACGCCGGCGCCCTCGAGGTTGGCCCAGCAGGCTGATGCTGCGCCGAGCGCCTGGAAGACGAGGTCCTCGAGCGTGTCCGCCTTGTCGAGGTAACGCTCGCCGGGGTCGGTGGTGGTCATGGTGATCCTCCCAGGACCGGGTCGTCGGTCCAGTCGTCGTCGGGTGGTTCTTCGTCCAGCAGCTCTTGCTGGCGGTCGTCGTCTTTCGCGCGGTAGGGGCGGACGCTGCGGTGCAGCTGCGCGCCGCGTGCGCCGGCTTCGACCGTGACGTAGCCCTCGCCGACCAGCAGCTCGAGCGCCAGGTCTTTCGCCTCGCTCTTGCCCTTGACCGCGGCGCGCAGCGCACGCTTCGTGAGCGGCGCCTTGCTCTTCGCCAGCGCGTCGCTCATGCGTTCCATGAGCAGCGTGGGCCGGAAGCCGCCTTCGGGCAGCTCCGTCGCCGGTGTGATGTGCGCGGTGACACCGCCGTCTGGGTACGCGGTGAGCGCGAGCTCGCCGACGTGCTTGCGGTTCGCGGCGAACGCGCGGACACCGCCGGGGCGGTCTTTCTCGACGGTGATGCGGCTGGTGCCGGTGTGCGGGTCGCTGTCGCCTGGTGCGACGCGCGCGAGGGGGATGATCGATTCGACCAGGTAGCTGACGTCGATGCCGGCGAGCTTGTGCTGGCCGCCGATGCCGCCACGCCGGCGGTTCTCGGTGTTCTTCGGGACGTGATCGATGAGGACGACGGCGGGGCCGAGGTTGCGGATGCGGCGCGGGAGCTTGTCGAGCCAGCTGGCGATGTCGGCGTTGTCGAGCAGGTCGTAGCCCTCGAGGCTCATGGCTTCGGTGACGCCGTCGACCACCGCGAGGGCGGGGTCGCGTTTCGTGATGAGGCGCTCGAGGTTGCTGCCGGCGGCGACGTCGAGGGGCTGCTCGGGCCGGATGTAGACCAGGCCGGCGAGCAGGTCGTCGCCGGCGACGCCGAGCGCGAGCAGCCGGCCGAGGATGCTTTCGGGGGTGTCCTCAAAGTCCAGATAGAGGACGTCGTTGCCGGCGGCGATCTGCTGCGCGCATGCGTGCAACGCCAGCCAGCTCTTGAGCGATTCGCTTTCGCCGTTCACTGAATGGATGCGGCCGGCGTAGAAGAAGTGGCGGTGGTCGTCGCGCTCGAGGATGGACGGCTCTGGTGGCTGCAGGTTGCCGCCGATGATCTTGGCGAGGTCGACGGGACCCCATCCGTGCGCTTCGGTGGTGCGCGGGTGGGTGAGCTGCTCGATGAGGTCGTCGGCGCTCTGATTGTCGTAGATGCGCTGCTCGATGGCGGCGGTGAGGCTGAGGACCTTGCGTTCGGTGGCGGTGTCGTGGACGACCTTGGCGTAGAAGCCGGCGTTGGCGGACGCGGGAACGTTCGCGGCCAGCTCGGCGAGGGTGCCGCGGTCGCCGACCTTGCCGAGGTCGTTGGTGTGGCGCAGCTGCGCGGCGACGGTGACCGGGTCGATGGGCTGGTCATCGGCGAACAGCGCGAGCAGCGCGCGCCAGATGGTGCCGTGCGCCGGCTTGTAGAAGTCGGTTTCGCTGACGTGCGCATCGAGCGCCTTGGTGATGGCGTCGCGGCTGAGCAGCGCGGCGCCGACCAGCGACTCTTCCGCTTCCAGGTTGTGCGGGGGGACGCGGCCGTAGGTGGTCGGCCGCTCTGGCGCCATGGTCACCGCGCGTTGATCTCCTGTCGCAGAGCGACCAGATGGATGACGCTGGGGTCTTCGCGGCGTGCCTCGAGGACGTCGTTGACGAGGTCGGCGACGAAGCCGGCCGCGCCGCCGTCGATGCGGTTGAGGAACGCGAGCGCGTCGAGGACGTCGACGTCGGTGTCCTCGAGGCTGATGCAGACACCGCCGCCCTCGAGCAGCTCGCCCTCGACGCCCTCGGGCTCGAGCAGCTCGGGCTCGAGGTGGTCGACGTCGTCGGCGGTGGGCTTCGGGCCGGTGCCGTCGCGCGGTCCACCCTGGGGTCCCAGCTCGATGCCGAACTGTCGGCACCAGCGGTTGACCATGCTGGCGCGCACCGCGTACTCGAGCAGCACCGTGGTCTTCCTGCCAATCGGCGCGGCGGCGTATTCCTCGCAGATGGCACGCTTCGTTTCCTCGGTGAACTGCCGGCGTTCGGGCATGGGTGCGCGGTCCTCGTCGGTCTGGGTCGGTGGTGGGGTGGTGTGGCCGTGGCAGGCGCAGGCGCAGCCTTCGCCGTTGCTGGTTCCGGGACAGCGGCGGTGTGACGCCGTGGCGGCTTCGCGGACGCGCTTGTCGCTGCTCTTGTCGGCGTCCTGCGCCCAGGTGCAGTAGGTGCTGGTGCTCACCGCGCAGCGCGTGCGATGTGGACGGTGGCCTTGCCGGCGCAGCTGGTGCTGCAGTACCGCTGGCCGACGGTGTTGACGTTGAAGCGCTCGCCGCAGGTGGGGCAGTCCGCGAGGCGGAGCGGTGGCGGGTCGGGCTCAAGCCAGCCGAGCTGCTGCGCGCGGCGCCGGCTGATGGTGACGAGGGTGTGCGCCTCCCACGGTGCCGCGTCTTCGTGGGGTAGCAGGTAGAGGGTGACGTTGAGGCGGACGACGTCGTAGAGGTCGTGCATGGTGCTCCTGGAAAGGATGGGGACCGCCGGCGCCGCGTCAGGGGCGGAAGGGTCCGACGCGACGCCGGCGGGGGACTCAGTTGCCGGCGGCGTCCTTCGCCACCTCGTCGTCGCAGCTAGGGCAGCCGGCGACGATTCCGCCGGCGTGCTCGCCGGCGTCGTGAGCGCTCTGCAGCTCATCGTCGGTCGGCAGCCGCTGGATGCCCTGCTCGGCTTCCTCGGCGCGCTTGATGCTCTCGCGCATCTTCTTGAGCTTGTTCTCGAGCTGGCCTTTGCCGACCGCCGGCTCGATGATGGCGACCTCTGGGTAGGCGATGTGCACGCGGACCTGGTCGCCGTCGATGTCGTCCTTGTCGATGGGGTCGAAGCGGTGCGAGCGGACCACGGCTTCGTAGCTGATGATGACGCGCTGGCCTTGCTGGAAGAGCTGCGGGTCAACGCGCAGCGGCTTGGTGAGGCCGCCGCCGACGCTGCGCAGCTCGACATCGGTGGCGACTACCGGCAGGCCGTCCGCGGTGGTGCCGAGGTCGACGGTTGTGTCTGTCATGGCTGCTGGTTGTCCCTTCAGTAGGTGAGGATGGCGGGATTCGGCGCAGGCGGGTCGTCGCCTCCCAGAACGGTCTTCAACGCGCGGTCCGCACGCTCGGGGGAAGGGTCAGACACGGGGGCTCCAAGGTGAGTCCTCCGCGTCGATCACGAAGTCGGCCAGACCGCCACCTTCCACGCACCACCAACCAGGGTGGTACATGCCGCTGCGCACCTCGGGGCGCTTGCGGCGAAGGAGCGTCACCTGCGCGCCGTCCTCACGCACCATGACCGTTCCCGGCTTCAGATCCTTCGACTTGATACGCACGCTGTGTGCTCCGTCTGTCATGGTGCTCCTGTCGTCGGTGGTTGGGTGTTACAGAGCTGCGGCGAGGATGTCCTCGAGGTGTGGCCAGACCGCGGCGTTGAGCGCCTCCGGTGCCGGCGCGACGAAGAGGCGGTCGCCGTAGTGCTCGAGGCCGGCGGCGCGCAGCCAGAAGGCGTCGACCTCGTTGTCATCGGTCGGCGCGAGCGGGCCGAGGTGCTCGACCAGCGCGGCGCGCATCGCTGCCTTGTCGGTGTCCTTGCCGCCGTTGCCGGTCGCGTATTTCTTGAGCGTGCTCGGCGCGATGTACGCCATGGCGATGCGGTTGGACCAGAGCGCCGCGTTGACGACCGCGTGCAGGCCGACGAGGTCGACGGTGGTGGGGTGCATGCGCGCGATGTATGGCGCTTCGCTGACCACGATGTCGGCGCCGCGGACGCGCTCGAGGACCTGGCTGCGCACCTTGGCGTGGCGTGCGACGCCCTTGAGGTTGGTGGGCTCGAGGACCTCGGTGCTGCCGCCCGGGTAGGCGATGCCAGTGTGGTTGAGGCTGAGGTCGAGGCCGGCGACGCGCAGGCTCATCGGTCCTCGCGTCCCATGACGTACTGCAGATGGTCGAGCGCCCCGGTGTGCCGCTGACGCGCCGCCTGAAGCCGCGAGCTGACGCCGTCCAGACGGCGCCGCGCCTTGAGCGCCTCGTCATTCGCGTCCCCCAGCTCGACCTCGAGCGCCGTGACCAGTTCCTCAGCCGCGACGACCTCAGCGAAGGCCCGCTGGCGGGCTTGCTCGAGTGAGACGTGCCCTTCGCCGCCGCCGACCCAGGTGCGCGCGCTGCGCTCGCGGTCGCTCATCGGGTTCCCAGCCAGGCGATGGCGAGCAGCGCCAGGATGGCGACCGCGAGCAGGACGCGGCCGAGCAGGTCGCGGTTGAGGACCTCGTCGCTCGTGGGGGTGCGCAGGTCGAGGCGGTGGTGGTCGCGGCTCATCGGATCGGCTCGGCGGGTCCGGTCGCCATGTTGTGCAGCTCGGCTGCGCAGTCGTCGCAGAGCGGTTTGGGGCCGAGCACGCCGAAGGGCATGAGGACGTCGGCGAGTCGCGACCTGCCCATGGCGGTGCATAGCTCGCACGTGTGCGGGCTCATGGCTGCGCCTCGAGGTCGCGCAGGACGCGCCGTTGCGCCTGCTCGAGGACGTCGAGCCAGAGCGCGAACAGCGTGAACGCCGGCGGCTGACCGAGCAGCGGCCGGCGCATCAGTGAGGTCCTCTGAGCCAGAGCAGGACCTGCTCGCTGAGCGCCGGGTCGCGCAGCTCGCCGAGCGCGTCGGGCGGCGTGATGCCGAGGTCGGCCGATGCGGTGCGCGCGAACTTGAGCAGCTTGGCGGCGCCGATGCCGTCGACCTGGTCGAACTGCCGTTTCCAGAAGAGCGCGACGGTGTCGTCGGTCGCGTCCGCCGGCGGCAGCTCGAGCTGCTCGGTGGGTCGCTTGTCGCCGATGTCGATGACGTTGTCGTCGGCGTCGGCGTCGGGGTCGACGGGACCACCGCGGCGTGCCTTGCTCTGGCCGCCGGGGTCGTTGGTCGGCAGCCTGGTCGCCGCGTCGCGGAAGACCCAGCGCGTGATGCCGGGGTCGCGCTCGACCTCGCAGAGCAGGATGGTGCCACGGCGCAGCCGCACGCACGCAGCGCGCAGCGCGTTGACGACGTCGGCGTCGCGCGGCACCTTCTTCGCGCTGGCGTACTCGCCTTCGCTGAATGCCTCGAGGAAGCGGTGCCGGAAGTCGTCAGCCTTCGGGACCTCGACGCCCTGGTCGATGAGCGCCTGGCGGACGTCGCCGATCCAGATAGCAACCTGCGCCTCGAGGGGAAGAGCACCGCCGCCCGATGGGGGGGTGGTCGAAACACCTTCCCCATCGGGCGCAGCGGCGTCGCCAGCAGGTGCCTCAGCCTGCTGGTCGACCTCGTCGTCGCCGAGCTGGTCGACGCTGCGCGGCTGCGCGCCGGTCGAGGCGATCGGTTCCGCGGCGTTGGAACGCGCGGGGGGTTCCTGATCGCGGGCTGCGGCGAGCTGCTCGCGGACGCTCGGCGCCGGCGAGCTCGCGGGCGGGACCGTGCCGATGTTCGGATTCGGCGCGGCTGCAGGCGCCGCCGCCGCCGGTGCCTCGAGCGCGGGAGGGGCCGCGGGCTCGAGGACCGGCAGCGGCGAATCAGGCAGCGCGAGCACCGGCATGGGCGCGCCCTGCTGCAGAGCTGCGAGGACCTGGTTGACGGTGTGGTCGATGTCGAGGACCGGGACCGCGAACTTGTTGACGCCGCGCGCGGTGTGGGTCTGGCGACGCTCGAGGCGCAGGCGTGCCTTGATCGGCAGGCCGGTCGCGACCAGCTGCTCGAGCAGCTCGACCTGGCCCTGCATCTCCGTGAGCGCGTTCCAGCCGTGCGACTCGACGCGCCAGACGCCGATGCCGGCGACATCGCTGAGGATGACGCTGACGCGCGTGACGGGCCGGCAGCTGGTGTCTTCCTCGCCTGCGCAGAGGCAGGGCTTGCTGACGAGGTTTTCGCCGACGCGTGCCATGCAGTCGACGCCGTCGCAGCGGCGGAGGCAGATGACCGGGCTCTTCTGGCCCTTGATGGTGACCTGGCCCCACAACTCATAGGCGACGCTCAGCGCCTGCTGCGGGACGACCGCGACGGGGAACTCATCGACCTCGGTGAAGAGCTGGAACTGGTCTTCCCAGGGTTCGACGGTGCCGCCGTACAACGCGGCCGCGCTGTCGAGGCGTGCCTTGTCGCGCGACGTGAGGCGGAACTTGTCGAGCTTCGCCGGCCGGCTCTTGCCGTTGCGCATCTCGACCTTCTTGCCGAGGCGGATGCGGCCGACCTCGAGCAGGCGGCGCTGCAGGTGGATGGGGACGATGTCACGCGTCGGCACTACTGACCTTCCCTGGTCGGTGGGATGAGCGCGGGTCCCATCGCTCGGCGGCTGGTCTGGTAGACCCAGCGCGCCACCTCCTGCGCGTGCAGGAAGCTGCGAAACGCGGCGTCGAGGTCCATGACCGGGTACGCGTCGCAATGCTCTGGGGTGATGTGGATGGCGAGGCCGGCGTCGACGTCGGGGACGGGAACCGCGAGCGCGCGCTCGACCTCGTTGAGCAGGTAGTAGCGGCGCGTCTTCTTGAATCGGCGCGCTGACCAGGTCGCGAGCAGCTCCGCCTTCGCGTACGCGGCGAGCTGCAGGCCGACGCTGTCGGCGTAGGGCTTCGTCTTGCCGCCCTTCGCTGTCTCGCTCTTGCGGCTGCTCTTGTAGTCGGCGAGGAAGCGGACGCCGTCGATGACCATGACCGCGTCGGCGGTGCCGGCGTAGCCGAAGGTGAGGTTGTAGACGCTCGCTTCGGTCGCGAGGTACTGCGGCTGGAAGGCCTGCAGCCACGCGTCGAAGCGGTCGAGGCATCGCTCGGCGTTCTTGCGGTCGACGTCGGGGACCTGGTCGCTGACCTCTGGCCGGACGCCGGTGAGCGCGTAGTCCTCGAGCAGCGCGTGGACGCGGTTGCCGAACTCGGTGTCACTGATCGCGCCCTTGGGCTTGCGGAAGCGCGCCTGCGCGATCCAGTCGAGCGCGGCGTCGGTGCCGTTCTCCTGCTCCATGGCCTGCCAGGTCTGGCGCGATTGCACCGCTGCCTTCGCGGCTTCGGTCGCGGCCCAGCTCTGCAGGCCCTTGCTGTCGCCGACTGCGCTGATGATCTCGGTGACGGACCAGAAGCGCTGGTCTTCCTCGAGGACGTCGGCTTCCTCGACGTCGACCGGCGGCTGGCCGCGTAGCTCGAGGACCTCAAGCGCCGCCGTCACGCGGCTGCCTCGAGCAGCTCGCGGCCGGCGGCGGTGATGACCAGGCACTCGCCATGAGGCGGACAGCTCTGCATCGCAGCGAGGCGGTTCTCGAGCAGCCAGTCGGCGCTCTGCCAGTAGACGGTGCCGGCGAGGCCGCTGACGGGCGGCTGGTGGTGCTCGGTGGCGTTGCTGTAGCGCGCTGGCCCCTGCTCGAGGACCTCGAGCGCAGCGCGCCGCGCCTCGGTGAGCTTCGGCGCGCTCATGTCGACAGGTCGAACGCGAGCGGCTCGACGTAGCCGAGGCCGGGAACGAAGGTGGCGAGCACCTCGACGCGGTCGCGGTTACGTCGCCGGTGCAGGTTGACGTCGGTGCGGATCATCCAGCGGCCGAGCACGCGGTTGGTCCTGAGCACGCGTTCGACGTTGCCGTCGATGGCGATGATGTCGCCGACGTCGAGCTGCGCGGGTGTGCGTTGGTGAGCTGCCATGGTGTTCCCCTCCGGTCGCTGGTGCTGTTGGTCAGGTGTGACCGCGGCCGCCGGCGCCGGTCCTCGGCGCGCGTCGTTCTCGCGCAGCGCCTGTCCCGACTCGCGCAGCGCAGGCAGAGGTCGCCGGCGCCGGCATGGGCTCGCGGATCACTTGGCGCGCTCGACTGCGTTGGCGGCGCCGTAGCACGCGTCTCGCAGGAGCTTGCCGACCTTGCGCAGGATGTCGGGCGGGCCGACGATGCCGACGCGGTGGACCAGCAGCGGCGGCTCGCCGATGCTGGCGCGGCCTTGCTGCAGGTCGAGGATGACGATGGGCAACGCGAACGGGACGGTGCCTGCCTCGCCGGCGAGGACCGTGCTGCGCGCGTTGACGTTGTCGATGAGGACCAGCTCTTCGTCGCCAGGTAGCGCGACGGTGATGGGCCCATCGGGGACGTCTTCGTAGGGCAGGTCGGTCGCGACAGGCGCGTTGTGCAGCGCGTCGACGCCGGCCTGGTCGAAGCGCTCGAGCCAGCGCATGCGGACCTCGAGGTTGTCGCCGGCGAACAGCTCGAGCAGCTCGGCGAAGACGTCGCGGGGGAGCAGCTGCGTGGTCATCGGCGCGCACCCCACTCGCGCGCCTCGGCGCGGATGCGCTGGTGACGCTCGAGGTCGCTGACCGGCGCGTGGTGGGCGCTGCGCTGCTGCGTCTCATCGTCTTCGCGCAGCGCGGCAGCGATGAGCGCCCCGGCAATGCCGACGACCACGCCGAAGCCGACGATGGCGAGCCAGACCTCGAAGGGAATGGCAGTCAGGGCGGTCACGCGTCGCCGTCCTGGGGCGGCTGGGGCAGCAGCTTCTGGATGTCCTCCACCAGGAAGCGCCGTTGGTTGGTCGGCGTGCGGTGGGACGGCAGCAGGCCGTTGTCGGCCCAGCGGCGGATGGTGTCAGGGTGGACGTCGAGCAGGCGGGCTGCCTGGGTGACGGTGAGGGTGTGCTGGCCCTCGGCGGTGCCGGTGTCTGCGGGCATGGTTCGGCAACGTACCGGGAAAGCCAGCAGAGTGCAACAACCATCGGCAACGTGCTGCACCTTTAGGTCCTGGCTTGCCGCTTGCGGTACTTTGCCGTACCCTGCCTGACGTTGCGGGGCGCTCTGGTAGCCCGCGACTCGATGGAAGGACGGGACCACCGATGGCCACCAGAATGAAGACCAGCGGAGGCGCCAGCAGCGGCGACGTCGTCGCTGGCAACCTCCGGGCGCTCAAGGCAATGCGCCGGCTGACCGATGAGCAGCTCGCGGCCCGGATGGGCGTGAAGCGCTCCTGGGTCCAGGAACGGCTGAGCGGAACTCGCGAGCTGAGGCTCAGCGACCTCGACCTCTTCGCCGAAGCCTTCGGCGTTCCGGTCGCTCGGTTGTGGTACGCCCCCTGGGACTCGAACCCAGAACCTAGTGATTCTGAGGTGGCCGCCTAGAGCGCCTCCGCATCGGGGCCCATGTATCGGCGAAGGTGCCTGGCACCTAAAGGAAACGGCCGTCGCATTCCGAACATCAGCCTGGAAGGTGTGGTTGCTGATGCCGGGGGGTGCAGCGACGGTGATGGCGGTGCTGCGTGCGACGCTCGAGTCGATGTCCGCTGAGCTGGTCGGCTTCGGTGCCGCCGGCGCCGTCGTAGCCGCCCACCTCGCGCACCTCGAGCGGCTCAGAAAGCGGCCGGGGACGATCTACCAGCGCCGCCGTGCGCTCGCTCGACTCGCCAGATTCAGCGGCCAGCGGGCGCTACTCGACCTGCAGCTCGAGGACCTCCGCGCGTTCACTGAGCGCGCCGAGCTCGCGACGGAAACCGTCGCCGCGGAAACCAACCACCTCGTCGCGTTCTACCGGTGGGCGCTGCTCGAGGGGCTCATCAGCCAGGACCCCACGGTGCGGCTCGAGCGGCCGCAGCGGAAGAAGCTGCTGCCGAGGCCGATGCCTGACGAAGACGTCGAGGTGGCGCTTACCAGGTCCGAGGATCCCATCCGCGCCTGGCTGCACCTCGCCGCGTACGCGGGGCTGCGTGCCTGCGAGATAGCACCGCTACGCGGCGAGGACGTGCGTGGCGACGTCATCGTGATCCGCGAGCAGAAGGGCGGTGATCCTGGCAGCGTGCCGCTCGCACCGCAGCTGCGGTCGACGTTCGCGAGGCTGCCGCGTCGTGGCTGGCTGTTCCCTGCCGGCGACGATCCCAGCCGGCCGGTGTCAGCTGGGCAGGTGTCGCGCCGCACCAACCGGTGGCTCCATGAGGTGGGGATCGACTCGACGCTGCACACGTTGCGCCACTGGTACGGGACGAATCTGCTACGCGCGACCGGCAACCTTCGCGTGGTGCAGGAGCTGATGCGTCACGAAACGATCCAGAGCACCGTGGGCTACACCGCCCTGGTCGGCGATCAGGCCGCCAGCGCGCTCGAGCAGCTGCCAGAGGTCGGGCGGCTGAGGGTGGTGTAGCCTCCCGCGTCGTGAGTGCGGAATACCTGTGCTCGACGTCGGTGATGTCCCCGATCGACTACGGGACGCTCCATCTGTGGGCAACTCCTGACGCGATCGTGCTGGATCGGGTGACGCCGAAGCGCAAGGGGCAGGAACGGGAACGGCTGCGCACGATCCCTCTGGATCAGGTCGAGTCGATCACGGTTGATGCCATCTCCGGCGAACGTCGCGACTTTCACTGGAAGCCAACGACCGGGTTTCTCGGCCGGGGCACGAAGGTGCCCGCGGTGTCGGGTGTGCTGATCGTCCTGCGGCACGGCGAGCATGTGCTGCTACGGATGCCGGGGCGCGCCCCAATCGAGGCGCAGGCCGACCTGGGCCCGCTCATCGCCGCCGTTCGCTCGCGAAAGCCATCGGCCTGACGACGCGCGAAGGCCCCACCGCGTCAGGCGACGACGACCTGGGCGCGGTGGGGCTTCTTCGCTTCGGCGCCAGCGGACGCGGCAGCAGGGGGTCCGCTGCGCGCCGGCCGGCAGCTCGAGCTGCTACTCGCGGATCGGGCAGCCGGGGCAGTACGCGGCCGCGGCGAGACGTGCGTAGCCCTCGTCTTCGTAGCCATTGCCCTGCGCGTTGTCGGCGACGATGTTGTCGTTGCGGCCGTCGCGGCGATGCCAGTAGAAGCGGCCGTTGACGCCGGCGAAGACCTCGACGTAGTCGTTGTGCGGGTTCGGGCCCCAGGGCGGGATGCCGTCCTC